ATCCTTGATCACCTATTCTGTTACTGATATTTTCTTCACCTAATCCGGCCACTATTTTTTTAATATTTTCAACACTACTATTAATAGTTGCTCTATTACCAACTATTTTATTTATCATAGCGTATTTACCAGTCAATAGAAACTCTCTTTGTCTTTCAAGTTCATTAAACTGTTCTTTTAACTCAATTGCTCTCTCTTTCTTAATTTCAGGTGAAAAGTTTGATTGAGATAATTCAATATAAGCATCTTTAGTATCTTGCTGTTTTTTGTTTATTTCCAACACAGCAGTCATGTCCTCAGCAGGCATATCATATACACGATCACGTGAGTTTTCAATAACCTTTAATGATTCATTAGATAATTTGTTTATTTCTATTTTTATTTCATCCGCTTCTTTACCAGACAATCTTGTATTAGTCTGTAATTCATTCTGTAAATAATCTATACGGTCTATAATATTTTTACTAGCAGCCATTTCTTGAGTGGTAGCGTAGTTTTTTAATTCCTTTGCTACCAATGTTGAAACGCCTCCTCCCATTTGTATTCCACCACCTATAAAGGCACCCGCAACGTAAGCCTCTTTAAATCTTTTCGCCCTATCTGAAGGCGTAGTACTAACTCCCAACAAATGCTCATCAATAAGCATGTCTAAACCTTCTGTAACAACTTCTGTACCACCTTCTATTTGAGATTCAACACCAACAAGTCCAGCTGTATATAAGCTAGATTTTATAAAGCTATCCTTAAACATTTTTCGAGGCTGGCTACCCATAGAAGACATAACCTTTTTCATGTTGTCAAACATCCTAAGCGTGCCTAGTTTTTCAGGAACAAATTCAGCCAAAGCAAATCCATAACCTGCTAATAGTCCAGTTCCCAAGTCATAGTCAGAACCAAATTCATCTTCCATTTCTTGGATCTTTTGCCCTCCAGATCCTAATGATACAGCGGCAGCCCCGTAATTACCACCAAAATACATTGATGCATATACAGGCAATTGCTCAGCTATTAATCCAAAACTATATTTACCAAAGTCTGAGAACGAATTAACATCCTCAAAAGAATATTGTTTTGTGTCTTCCTTAATCTTATTACCAAATTTTATACTAGCTTCTCCAATTTCACCCAGTAATCCACCTAATCCCGCTTTGTCCCCTTCTATATATTCAGCCGTAGACCCTAAGATTTTTAAACTACCCCCAGCATAACCAATGGCTGTTCCTGCAAATCGGGACAAATTAGCGGTAACATCGTCATAATTATACTTGAAATATTCTAACTTTTCCTCATCGCTTTTTATTTTGTCAATGTACTTAGGAAAATTGTCATATACTCCTTTTAAACTTTCTAATGATTTTTTAGCATTCTCTCTTCTCACTTCATATTTAGCTATCTCTTCATCTGTAACATCTCCAGAATCATATTTTGCTTTGAATCCTTCTGCATATTTTTCAAACGAAGTTATATCATTATTATATGTTTTAGCTAATACTGTCTGTTGACGAGCTAAATCAGAAGATACCAATACATCTTGGGCTGCTCGTATTTTAAGCTTTTCCTTTTGTTCTGCTACTTCGCTTATATACAAAGGTTGTTCATCCCAATATTCTTCGGCAGCTTTACCTTCCTGTATTAATATTTTTTCTTTATAAAATAGATCTTTTGCAAGAGCATCTATTTCTTCATTTGTTACCTTAGCGCCTTTCTTTTTAGTCTTAGATAATATTTCTATTGCTTCTTTCTTTTGGCTCTCTAATGGTTTGAACGGAGATATAGTAAGATCTATATCAGCGCCAATAGCTTGACCAACCATAGATATTGGAGACAATACAACATCATTAAAGAAGTTTTTTGCACCCTCTCTTACGTAGTCGATGGTCTGAGAATCATTGATTTCATCATTATATAATTTGTCAATTGAAGCATAATCAATTGGTTTGCTTTTTATATAATTAACTACTTCATCTTCTTTATCTTGTAATTTTTCCCAATCTTGTTTTACAGGCGCAGCCGGCAATGCGGCTAAAGTTTTCTCTAACTCACTTCCTGGATTTAAGATCTTTTGTATTGGATCTTCTTGGTAAAACTGACTAAGATCATTTTGTTTGCCAACAAAGTTTGATACTTTCTCAGTGTTCTTTTTTATATTAGTCTTCTTAGCTTTACTGCTCTTCTTAAATTCATCTAAAAATCCAGGCTCTTTTTTAGTTTGACCATCACTCCAAGGATACGTTTTTTGTTTTGGCTTAGGAGTAACAGTATTCTTTGTAGATTTCTGCTTTAACTTCTTACCTCTTATAATGGCATCAGCCGAGGTTTTCTGCTCGGCTGCCATCTTGTTTATATCGTCTTCTGTGTATATTTGTCCTAAACTATCAACGTATTCAAACATAGGTACTTAATTTAATTTATTGTTATTGTTTTTTATATCCAATTTGCTTTTTCACCGTAGCTTCAGGTACTGGGTTACCTATTATGAGACCATCTTTATCAATTTCATACCAATAACCTGCTTTACCTCCATCATCTTTTCCCGCTATCTTGTATTTTTTATTAGGGCCACTTACTATGGTGCCTACTCCAACACCACTTTTTGCTCTTTCTGAAGTAGGTGTTTCAAATACAGATTCTTGTAATCTTTGATTAGCAGTCTTTTTAGGTTCTTTTTTAGGCTTAGCTTCTTTCGGAGTAGTTGCTCCTTCTTTTTGATATATATAAGTACTCTTATCTTCTTTTAATACTACTTGCTCACGCATTATTTGTGTATTAACAAAATGGTCTTTGTACGCCTCGGTAGCTTCTGCTCTTTCCCTCTCATCTAATACATTGTCAGAATCTAAATATATTGGCTTTAAACCAGCTTTAACGCGATATTTGTTTACAGTATTATTTGTATGCAACATCAATTCATCGTCCGTCATACCAGCTATTTGAGCTGTTAAATCAGGGTCTAATGCTGTTCTAATCATTTCCAAATCTGGTTCCATAACAAGTTTAAATGCACCAGATCCTTTTTCGCCAAGTTCAACTTCTTTAGTAACTAAATTACCATTTGCGTCTTTCTTTAAAAAAGCTTCCTTTATACGGCCGTTAGATTGTTTTTGTGCGTTTGGATCTTTTGCATTAGTTGCTTCTAATTCAAAAACATCAGGTTTGGCGGATTTAAGTCTTTCATTATTTTCTGTTCTATCCGGAACAATTTTTATAAATTCTAATCCGAGGTTGGACATCTTTTCTAATTGAGAAGCTGAATATTCACGAACCAAAGTTTCTTTGTCGTCATATATTTGCCAAACAAGATTATTTGGATCTGTATCTTTAAATATGCTTTTTTTTGTGCCTGCTAATTTTCCTTGCATTATACGAACTGCTTTTATATCATCTGGATTCTGATCTTCCGCTAATCCACCTGGTGTACCAATTGGCTTTAGCGACGCAGCGTCTACCTCTCCTGCATAAGCACTCATATCTCCTAGACTTTTTGTAAAACTGCCAACCGCATTCTTTATGTCTGCTATTTTTTGCATTGCTATTTGTCTATCGTTGCCTGTTATTGAATTATTTAATAACCCAAGCTGTAATCTTCCTGCCTCTAATATTAAAGGTTCAAACGTCTCGGCTACATTCATTTTACCATCGTTGCCGGTAAGCTTGGATACATCGGTACGTAATGAATATGTGGATTGATCAACTTCATTATTTATTCCATCTAATCTTTTTTTGTTTTCTTCTAACTTCTTTTTTATAACCTCTTGCTTATTTGCATAAGACTGAGCAAAATTAGAAAATACCTCAGCTGTAGTGGCTTGTAGGTTTCTAATATATTCTCCTGATTGTGTATCAATTATTGCTTGTGGATTACTGTATGCTCCCATATATTGTATATATTATTATTCTTATTATCCTACTAGTCCGGCAGCAACCCCTCTTGCTCCTGCTGCAGTACCTCCACCACTTCCTCCAAAAGCTCCGCTAGACGCCATAGATCCAATTGTTGAAGTTACACCGCCAATCATACCGGTTAGTGCTCCCATTTCATCTGCTTTTGCTTGAGCCGCTTGAGCTTGGGCATTCTGCATTAAACCAGCAACGCGATCCATCTTTGCAACCTCTCTTTGTTCTCTAGCTTCAAACATAAATTGTTTACCAGCTGCTTGAGCTTGTTGTACCCTTTGTGCTTCTGCTATTTTTATAGCTTGTAAATCTTGTTCTCCTTGAGCTCTAAGCTTTTCATTAGCAGCTTCTTGTTGTTCAATGTTAGCCGAAATTTCTTTCTTACTTTGTAATGCCGCCTGAGCTAATGCCGTTGCGCCCCCTGCTCCTGCTCCTGTTTGTTGCAAAGTATCTAAAGTATTAGCTAAAGACATATCTGCTTGTTCCGCTTGAAATTCAGCTGCCTGCGTTGCAACACCAAGACTAGCATAAGGATTTGAGGCCATTGCGCTAACGTCTTTTACTCCCTCATACGGATTTATTATCGCTTGTCTAGATCTTTCTAATGCAGCTAATTCTTTTGCTCTTGCAGCTGCTTCTTTTTCAGCTCTTCTTCTGGCTTTTCTAGATGAGCCCATTCCAATGATTCCCGATGCAATTGAAATTCCACCGCTAATAGCACCGGCTACTACCATACTCATACTCTATTCATTTAAAAGTTTATATTCTTTGTATTTTTCATAGGAAGAGCATGTCAGCATGTCTTCTAATTCTTCTATGTTTGTTATATTCTCAGGGTTTGGATATACATTAACAAATATTGTATCCTCTAATGCACATATAACCCTTTTAGTTCCTTCTGGTGCATATACATAACAAGGAGCAATATAATGGTTCTTACCTTCATCAGTAACAACCTCAATCTCCCCTTGTAATAAAAACCATGTATGGGAAATCTTATATAGTTTACCTATAACAAGACCTCCCTTTGCCATGAACATTTCTCTAATATATACTCCTTCTGAGAAAGAGTGTTTTAATGGAAACATATCTGAATTACCTTTTGCTATTAATGGACTGTCCATTGCTAACATTGCTAATTCTAATGCTTCCACTTTATTGATGAACTCCATATTAATTATACGATGCTCCGAATTTGATTTTATTTGATTATCCATTTATATTTAATAGCTTGACATTACATATTGTGTACCAACACTCCATATCTCTTTAAGTCCATCCACATTTGTTATATTATCCGTTGATAAAGTAACCGTTGCGAATCTACCTTTTATACCAGACACTTGTTCGCCATAAATAACCTCACCGCTAAATGGAGTACTATTATTAACTAAATTAGCGTAGTATTTATTCTCTTTCCTTTCAAACCCATATCGATATATAGGTGGAGTTAAAAGCGTAGGATATGTATTACCACTAGTGTCATAAGCACCTGCAATATAACTAGGTATTTGAGCAACAGTATCATTGCTTGATCCCCAATTATAGAAAGTACTGCCAAAATCATATTTTTGTGTATCTCCTATAAAGCTATCTACTTGCCAGCCATTATCACCTTCGTAGTTTACTGTTTTAAAGTTTTTACTTATGCCAGGATCTTTGTTAAATATCAATGTGATAGATGACTTTGTTTGTACTCCATAAAAAGTTCCTGCTGATGCTCCTTGTACATAATGTTCCCATAAGGATCCTCCATTTATAGAATAGAAATTACCTCTAACACTAAACATTCTTGTTGGTTTAAAAGAATAAAAACTAGTAAAACCATTTACGGCATCGTCAAAATTTAAAGTAGTATAATATTGAGTTGGATTTATCTCACTAGTTTGTAAAGAAACCATATATTGTTTATTATATGAATCCCAACTACCTATTATATTACCCTGCCCAAATTCTGATGAGCTTATAGTCCCAAAAGTATCTCTAAAGAAATCTATCATACCATATTCTGATATTTCTGTAATTCCATCTTGAGACAATCTTAAAACACTATTTCTATATCTATCTGTAAAGTATTTTCTATAACCATATACTGCAAAACTAAGTGGATCTTTACTTATTCCATAATTACCAGCATAAGGAATATTCTGCCCAATTACAGCATTTGATGAAGTAACCGTTCCTCCTCCTTCGGCTGAGTAGATTGCGTCTTTTTCTATTAAAGATCTACTTACTTTGTTCTCTTGAAAAATTATTAAGTTGGTATCTTCTGCATATAACTTTTGAATTGATCCACTCGCCGGATCTAAACTTCTAGTTATTTCTTCCCCTATGGAAAATACATTCGTATTGTTTACTCCCGTTCTAGAATTAAATATTCCAGAATATATCATTGAGTTGCCTCTTATATTTGCATTAGGCTCTTCCTCTACCAAATATGCTCTTACTCCAAGATCAACAGATGTATTATTGTATCCACCTGTTATTCTTGATTCTTCGATTACCCAATTGTACGGCTCTTCTGTAGATAAAGTAACTGGTCTAGGAAATCCTCCTAAACTCTCTGGTATACCCAATGAACCAGCCCATTCTCCTTTATAATCAGAATTGGTAGTTTTCTTTAGTAGAAATGTATTGAAATATTTTACTTCTATTATTGCACCCATATAGTTATTATTACTTGATTTTTATATAAATTACCCTATATTAAGAGAAAGAAAAAGTATACCCAGTTGTTGTAATAGGCGTAGATATAGGCAGCGTTGTTGACAATGGATCTATACAAAGTCTTGTATCAGTTATTAACAAGGCTAAGTCCGAAGAATTATACAACCACCCACTAGGGCAACTATATCCCGTGCTAGGTATTAAAATAACACTTCCTCCACTTATTAAGTCTATCCAACTATTAGCATACGCATAATAACCAGGAGTATACGGATCTGCTCCTATAGAAGGCACCTGTATTATTACAAATTTTTCTGTTCTACCAGAAGATGAAGTAAAAGAATACTCTCTAACGAATGTGGGATTAAATCCTAATCTAAGAGTAAACGTAGTATCCGTCGAATCACCAATGCCGCCGGCATCCGTTAATCTCATCGTAATTATATATGGTCCAATTGGTAATATATTAGGATAATAACTATTATACAACATTCCTTCCATTGAATTACTTTGTATAGAATTATTAACAGTAAAATATCCAGAAGGAACCGGAGTACCACCTAAATTAGTAGCACTTAATAATGTCCATGTCAATGGTGGATCATTTGCTAAAGCTGGATTTATACACCCATTTTGACCCTCTAACGCAACTAAATCTGTAACAGTAGGATTACTAACTATTATTTCTCCTGGAGCAGGTGGATCAATTACAATAGGATCAACATTTCTTAATATTGCTGTTCTAGATAATGTTCTATCTAAACCACTTACCGTAGCTATAAAGGTAAAAACAAAATTATTTAATTGAGATTCAGCTCCTCCTCTAAAGTAAACATTGTTATAAAAAGCCGCTTTAGTTTTTATAAGCCATCTTGGAGTTGGAGATGTTATTGGGTATGCTGGATCCGGTATTAGATCAAAATATGAAGTAACGTCTGTTCCATAGATGCCTAAAGTATTTACCGTCATCGTCAAATCTGTAATTATTTGAGGATCATTATCAATAGGTATACCCGCTTGATCTACTAAACCAAAACCACCTGTAACTACATTTGCACCAATAGCTATTCCTTCATCAAAACTAGTTGTATTCCAATCACTTAGTCTAATGTCTCCTCCTGAACCAGAAGCAATAGCCTCGTTTAGTTCTATAACAGACCCTGTAGTTGTAGTCTCCCAAAATATATCTAATAACGATTCTGTAGGAGCTGTTTCAGCAATACCTAAATTCATGTATACAGTATAGTCAGGCCCTGGACCGCTTGCTACAACACCAAATTGTTTCACTGTTGATATTCGCCCTATTAATGGATTAGATTGTACGCTATAAAAGTATGGAGAAGGAATAAACGGAACAGCTGTGCCATCTCCATTAAACAACTCTACATTGTCGGCAATAGTACTAACTATCATTGATGTTTTGCCTGGGTAATACTGTACATTATTCGGATCAATAACAAAGCTTCTCTCTATTGGATTTACTCTATTAAATAATCTAACACTGCTTCTAAATTGTTTTTGCAAAGGTCCAACTTCAGATAAGTCTCGTGGCACTTTGTTTATATTGTCATTTATTAATACAACATGAGATGTTTTTCCTATTTCCTTAGCTATATCATCTGGGTAGGCAGCCATTACTCCTGGCAGATAAACATTATAGTAATCTTGTTCTGTTTGTTTTACAACAATCTTATATGAATACCATCCAAGAGGATTATAGTCTGCCGATAATGGATCGCCGTTATATACCCCTGGATAAGCAGATGAAAACTGCGGATCAGTAGGTATTAATTGATTGAATATTACTTTTAATGAATTACCAGGCCAAGTCATGGGATCAATAGACTCTGTTATATATGGTGCATATACAGTTGATCCAGAAAATGTTTGGCCTTCTGCTACTACTGCTCCTGTATTGCTAGATAATAATACGGTGGACTGTCTTCCAAATTTATCAGCCAAAACAACTCCCACCTGATAACTTCTATTACATTTTAAACTATGGTTAGGATATTCAATATAACCAGTAAAACCATTTACGGTATCAAAATCGTATTTAGTGGATACAGCTACATTATAATCTAGCCTTACATTAGTAGGTAATGGAGTATGCTTGTCTTGGTAATTACCATAAACAACTCTATTACTTATAATCTCTTGAGCAAGAGCTTTTACAGGAACTATATCATATACCCTAGTAGTTTCTGTTGTTGGTAATGTTTTATATGGTTTTTTAGAACTGTAAGTGTATAAAAAATAATCTTCTCCTCCTTCAACCTGATCTTCGATTGTTTCTATAGTTAATGTATCCAATACCTTTATAGATAGCCCATCAGATTCTTTGTATAGAATATCTAATTCAGTGATTTTTAAATCTTCTTGAAGTAAGGATTTTCCAATAGGCAATGGTATAACTAATTTTATTTGGGTTACTTTGTTCTGCATAAAAGCGACAACAGTACTTCTGTAAGTAGCTTCTTCATCATCAATATTAAAGTCAGCGTTATATGTAAAGTAACCGTCTTGCTGTGGTATAAACGCTATTTGTGTGAATGGTGCTATTAAAGAGTATTCACCATCATCAAATTTGAATCTATATGAAAATCTTACAAACTTATCTTTTAAATAGTCAGGATCCCCCGGAAACGCTGGATCATAATATGGATTAATCGAAAATACCAATTGAGTATTATCCTCAAAATCCACGTTTCCTGATAAAGTTATTTCTGTAGTAATTTCATTAAAACTAACAATTGTTAAATCAAGAGGAATAATCGCCCCTGTACCATTAATATATCCTACATCTGCTCCATAAGTAATAACTCCTGTAATACCTTTGATAGTAAATGTATCGGTTATTCCGGTAATACCATCGGTAAAGCATTCCCCTCCATCTGGATAATATAATGATGAAACATCCTTCATTGTTGTTTCGTAACTTTCAGGAGCCTCCTCACTTTCTTGCCAAAGCTCTATGGGCTTATATGGATAGTATTTAGCAACAGATATTGTGTCTTCTGTTATATAATAATCTGGAGTGCTAGAAGCTGTATCTACATTTATTTTTCTTGGTTGATTTCTATTGTCTGTCCAAAACAATAAATTCTCTAATAAGTTTACTCCAATTATAGGATTTGTTATTGAGAAATTTAAGAATGCTCCAGATACTAATTTAGTAGCAACATTTGTCCCAAAATTATATGTGAATATATAATTCTTAGCTGTTGGAGAATATTGATTTGTTCCGGTTGTATCTGCATAATCTGTTAAGAAAAAATAACCTACATTATTGGATAAGTTTATAGTCTGTCCAATACAACTAAGTCCAGTCTCATCAATTAATTCGTTAAAATCAACTAATAGGCTATTGCCTAAAACTGTTTGCATTGCGCCAACATCAGAATTTTCTGACTTACTTATTTGCAGATTTACGGCGTCTCGATACTCGTTTTCAGGAACTAACCTGTCATCGAGATCTTTATTCATTTTTCCTCCAGTAAAATTATTTTTAATTTCTGCCATTATATTTTAGTGTTTAATCCATTTTGATTTACCTCTCATAACCTGTACAATCTCATGTAACTTGATATTAGATAAACGTATTTTAGCATTTCTTAATTTAGCAAACTTTTCTCTATTCAATCTTTGCACAAGATATTCTGGTGAATCTCTTCTTGTAGATACTATCGCATGCAGTATATAAGCATACATTGCTTCTTCTGCCATTTTAGGTACTCTAGAATCTAAATCATACGCTAATCCATCTGATATATAATCCAATGTAATTAACATCTTATGTAGGTTGCTAGAAAAAGACATCTTACCTTCTCTATCATTTATAGTGAACCATCCGTTGCCTTGTGCGTATTGTGGATCTAACCCGTATTGTCTGCCAACCGCTCCAAAATTGTCCATTCCATAATACCAACCGCCAAAATCATTATCAGCACCCCAGCCATTAGCCAGGTATGTGCCATTTAACAAGTCTGTACTAGCTCTTCTCCATCTTTCTTCTATTATTGGTTCAGTTTCGATGTTGTTATTAAATTGATCTTGCGTGGGAACTCCTCTGTCGTCCTGTAAAGGAGCTTCTGATGGATTAGAGGTTAAGTTATTAGCTGGATAGATTGGATGCTTTACGCCTTGCCTATCGACCCAATAAACGCCTACATAGTTCACATAATCCTGTGGTAGTACAACGCTTAAAGAATGAGGGATAGTTAACTCTTGTGATTTGATACTTTTCAATGTATCATAACTAAATTCCTGCATAGCTCGCTTAGCATGGAATATTACATCTGTTCTTTTTACATCAGGTATTAATTTGCCATTACCAACGTAAGCAACAATAAAACTATTTATTACATCACTTAACTTTGTGTATTGGTATCCTCCATAGTTCTCTTCTACAATATTTCCAAAAGCGTCTTCGTCTCCGTAGTTACCACCTGTTAATATTTTTAATTGAACAACAAATACATCGCTGACTCCTGGGATAACTCCCATTAAATCTATTGAGTTACCAACAACAGTGTATTCATCTGTATATTCTTCAAACGACCCAGGTAATCCTCCTGTTACACTAAAATAAAGCTTAAAATTATTTAATGGATAATTCTCGGCATTGGGATCATAGGAATAAAAAACTAAGTCAGTATTGAATGTTGTAGTGAAAACAGAAGTTTCTTCATTTCCTACAAAACTTTGAACACCTTCGTAATATTGTCTATTTGTTTCGGTAATTAAACCGCCATTAGGCATTGGCATATATTTTAGTTTTTAGAGTTATTTTCTTCTTGTTGCGATTTCTGAGCTGCCATTTGTACAATTTCAGGGTCTCTTATTATAACACCCGCATATAATAATATCTTAGTTATAACATTAGTTTGTTCTGCCGCATCTAAGTCAAATTGTATAGAGTTAGCCTCTGAATATATGTATGGACCATTAGTCCAAGCAATTCCACCTATACCTGTATAACCCCATATAACGTCAACTGGTTTTCTAATATAAGAAACACTTATATCAGCAGCTAATGTTATATCTCTAGGATGAACATATATACGAGGTAATGAGCCTCTTGATCCAATTGTATTTATTGTAGCGTTCTCATATAGGTATACTGGAAATTGTTTTGTTGGCTTTGTAAGAGGTGATAAATTAAGATATATTAATTGATCTTTTTGAACCCTTTCTATTTCTATTTCATCTTTATATATAACAGTACCCAATTTGTGTAGATTAGAAGGTACTACAAAATAGTCTGCTCCCACAGGTTTAGTGCAGGAACCAAATGTTTTGAATATAGATAACATACTGTCTATATTCTTTTGTCTATCGGCATATTCCGTATTAGATTGAGGAATTCTTAATTGTTGGTTTAAATCATCAAAATAAGATTCAAATATTTCTAATTGAACCTGTGTTGCTACTTTGTTAAACTCATCTGGAGTCATATAGCCTCTCTGTTCTTTATTAAGAATAGAAAGTACTGTCTTGTAAACTGTATCTACGTTTATTGCCATTGTTTGTTTTTATTATAATATTTAGGCAGCTACCGCGTTATTACGCAATAGCCGCCCTAATATTAGTATTACGTGTTATTGAAATTTTTTCTCAATAGACTGGAATACCTCTATCCCCTCATCTGTTTTGAAAAAAGCAGCCATAGCCGAATACGGATTTTCATCAAAAGGTACAGTCATTAGTTTTTTACCATTAGCTGCCCATTTGAAATCGCGTTGATCTTGCGATAGCTTTATAATGTTTGCTTCACATGCTTTAATAGCAAAATTGCGAAGTTGAATGTTTTCATCGTTAACTAAATCTAAAAATAACTCAGGGTTTCTTTTAGCAAATATTAATAAATCTCTTTTTATTTCTTTAGACGTCATCTTAGAAACTTTAGATCCTAATTCAACTCTTAAAATAGATTCTGCTTGATCAACGTCCATACCCGACGCAGCTGTCATAGCCTCTAATTCTAATTCTAAGTAGTCTAATTCGTCTATAGCAGTTACTACAGCATCAAATTCTCTATACTTTCTATTTAGCATTGGATGATAAAGAGATAATAGCTTTTGTAAATTTTGTTGATCTTTTGAAACTGTAAGAACACCATTCTTAAACATAATGTGTCCAAGAGTAGCTTCTCCTTTTTGTTCGCTTACAAACGGCGAGTTTTGATTTGTTGCATATCTCAATTCTCTTTGTTCTTTTGTTTCTGGATCAAACCATAACAATGGAAATCTTCTAGAGTGTCTTGATGATATTGTATAAGTTAATGGACTATGCGGTCCAGTTAATAAATAAGTGCGGTCTTTAATTTCCCACGTGTCTCCACCTGTCTGCGGAGTTGTTTTTTCTTTTGACATAATATGATATAATTAATTATTTTTTTTAATTTCGAGAGTAAAAAAGAGTAAAAATTACCCTCGTATATACAACGAGGGTAAAATCTACACTAATTGTTAAACTAGGATACTGAAGTGAATAACACGAAGTTATTAGCACCTTGTACACATAAACATCTTTCAGACAAGAAGTTAACCTCCATTGCATCTAAATCAGATGTATATGCACCACCAACAGAACCTAATACCCAAGATTTCATTCTTCTATCGTCAGCTTGAGAAGCTCTATAACGAACGTGTAAGAATGGTCTACGGATATTTGTACCTAATACTTGATCGTAAACTGTAGAAGTTCCAGCAGGTACTAATACTCCATCAATAGCCGATTTAGTCATACCTCCTCTAGTTGATGCATCGTTTAAGTATTTCCAGTCAGTTTTGTAGAAATCATAAGATCCTCTACGGAAACCTGAGAAACCTAAGTTCAATGCCATTTCTTCTGAGTTTTCAAATAAACCGTAAGCAACCCCTCCAGCAGCACCAGAAGATAAAGCAGCTAACATATCATCAAAATCTAATGAAGTTTGACGGTTTAAGAAAAGCATGTTCTCTTCAATAGCCCCTTGAGTATCTAAGTTTCTTAAGATAGAATCAAATTCAGTTAATCCAGCAGCAGCAGTAAAGTTGTTTAATACGTTACCTCTTTCTTCAACAGCAGCAAATAAACCTTGTGTACCTTTTCTAGCTTTTCCGTCTGTAAAACTTGCTGAGTTTGCAGCAGCAGACCCAGAAGCAGCTAATTCACCTTCTACTACAGCCATTTCTAAGTAATCTTCGAAACGTAATCTTGTTTCAGATTCTGCTTTTAAGTACCACATATATCCACCAGCTCCGTCTTCAGTAGCAATTTCTACCCATCCAATTTGAGCTGTATCAGATCCATTAACTACATATTTATTACGGATAATAATTGGCGAGTTAGAGAACTGAGTGAATGAAGGCTCAATGCTTGTATAAGAATCATTAGCTAATGTAGACCCTTTTCTATATTCAGAACCATAAACAAAGATCTTTAAATCATCCATTGCATCTGTAAATCCAGCAGCAGCTAAAGTAGCAGCAGTATAAGGAGCAACTGTTAAAGCTCCGGTAGTAACATTACTAGCAGTAACTACAGCTTTTACTTCTAATCCTGTAGTAGGATTCATAATAACAATAGTCTGGTTAATAGAAATAACGTTTTGTACGAAATTTTTTGGATCAGCCGGTGTTAAGTCAACAGGAATAAGTAATGTATTTCCAGCAGCACTTACAACATCAACGCCTGTATAAGCAACGTGTAATCTGTTTTGTTCTGACCAAATAACCTGATCTGAAGACATAGGCATTTCAGCACCTACCATACGTAAGAATCCAGAAAGAGTTCTATTCCCGTAGCGCTCTACTTCAGACTCATATATTTCTGGTAAATATTGTTGCGCAAAAGATACGAAATCCGCATTAGTAGGATCTGTAAAGTTTAAATAGTTTGTATCTAAAGCTTGTTGTTTTTGAGACGGTTTAATCGACCCAAATTGAGGCGTTACATTTGCCATAATTTTTTAATTTTAGTTGTTAAATTTACTTTTTATTTTTAATTTTGTAGAATCAACACCATTAATTGCTTTCACTTTAAATCCATTAACAAATATCTCGCCAGATGCCGTTTGCCTAGGCACAGCGGATATATTATTAGATTTTGCGGTTATCTCTTTAACAGCATCAGCTTTACCTTGTTCATAAAAATGATTAGCTAAAGCATCTACATTTTCTGCAGCATACATTGCTTTATGATAACCTTTCAAATCTGTAACCTCTCCTTTATCGTTCAAGAACCTCTTGACTAGATTGGTAATGTTTGATTGTTTATCTGCCACAACTTCTGTATTTTGAACTCCATATCTAAAATTCTTTTCACCCAATTTGAAATCAAAACCTTTGAAATCCTGAGAGAAAAAATTCTTTGTGTCGCTCTTAAATTTAGAATGTTGTGTTTCCACAATTTCCTGCTCCTTTTGATATCTATTGAAAAAGTCAAGTGCTTTTTGTTGATCCTTATTTATACTAGGTCGTAACTTAACTTCCTCATAATATTTACTTTTTAGATCTTCTAAAAACCCTTTAGCTTTTGCAACTTCTTCTTTAAATGCGAGTTTCTTTTTACGGATATCTCGCTCATCGTCATCATCTTCATCATAAGAGAATCTATCTTCCATTAGGAATTCAATTTCTTCTTCATTAAGATGAGGTCTAGTTTTTTTATAATATTCTTTTAATAATATTTCATTATTAACATTTGAATAATCTGCATTCAATCTAACGTAGTCTTCAACGGTGCCACCTGTTTCTTCCATAAAGGCTACCAGCTTCTCAACGTTTTCTGGTAATTGTCTTCCGGTTTTTTCTAACTCATTGAATGCTTCAACAGCCTCAGCTTCAAGTTCTGCGGATGAAGCGTTTATTTCTTCATTTGAGATTTCTTGTATAACCGCAACAGGTTGTTGATTAATTTCCGTTACTTCTTTTTCGTTTTCAATTTTAATGGTAACGACTTCTTGTTTGGCGTTTCCTTGCTCCACTTCTTGCAATCCCATTTGGGGTTGTTCTGACTGTAGCACGCTTTCATTTGTGATTTGCTCTTGAATGGCATCAGTATTTTCTTTAGGTGTTCTTAAATCAATTTTTGTAACCTCTACAGGTTTGTTTAATTTTCTTGCAGCAGGTTTTGGTTTTTGCATTTTAAAACTTCCTTCTTGTTTTACGTTCTCTGACATAATATAATAATATAAAATTGGTTAATATTTTTTTTACATAAGAGCTAAATCAAATTCATCAGCTCCTTGATCTTCAAAGTTCTTTGGCAAAGTATTATTCTTTCTTTGCTCAATTAACTCTGATTGTTGTGTTGCTTGTATCTTAGTTCTTTGGTCTTTGCGATCTTCTGCTTGACTTAACTTTTCATTAGCAATATCTACTTGCATTTTACCTAATTCAAAATCATACTTGAATTGCTCTGCTAACAATATTTTTTTATTCTGTAATTCTTGTTGCATTCTTTGTAATTCCAAATTAGCTTTTGCTTGTAATATTTGAATTTCAGTTTGGGCAATTGCTTCTCTTTTTTGTACCTCTGCCATAGCAGCCGCTTCAGAAGCTTGAGCTTGAGCTTCTCCTTGTGCTTTAATGTTAGCTTGTTGAACAGCTTGATCTCTTTCTTGTTTCTTTCTTCTCTTATATTTAAGAGCTTGATTAGCTAAGTCAATGTTATTAATTCTGTTTAAGTCAATAACATCTTCTAAATCTATTCCTCCAGATTGTAAGGCTATCTGTACATTCTTTTCAAAAGCTGCTTTTTCTTCTTCTTCTGGTTCTAATTCAAGGAATATACCAAAGTCATGTAAGTTAAGATTTTCAATCTCTTTTAAAGTTTCAACATTAAATAACGAAATGCTCTCTATTAAAGATTGCTTAGTCAATGGAAAGTTTAAAGAATCATTAACACGTAACGAAATGTTTTCACATGTTCTTAATGTTAAATATAAACTCGCATCTTTTATGTGCCTTGTTGCAGTATTTGAATTTGCAGCTGCCATCTTTTGTAATCCTACTAAAGCATCTCTGTCTGGCGTACTTCCATCTCTAGCTTCATTAAGACCGGTAACATCACGTATCATTTGTAAATAATATTGATAAGTACCTATCAAAGACTGGATCTTAGCATTTCCATTCGATGATTGTAATTCTACAATAGGAACTTTACCTTGATTAACACCTCCGTCTTGAGACATTGATCTACCTACAATAGACCCCGTTTGGAAATACATATTAAGCGCTTCCGCCGGATTATAGTTTGTGCCGTTTCCTAAATCAACTTCAGCTAAACCATCAACATCAACGAATACTCCATCTGGAACCATTCTAGATAACACCTGTTGCAATTTAAGATGCGTTAGTTGTATCATGTCTGCAAACGTGATTGTTCTGCTAACTAATGATTCTATTCTTCCTTTATATATTCTTGGAGCACAGATAGTATAATTCATCTGTACCTTAGTTGTATCAGCATAAGGACGTGTCATATTCTCAGCTAATTTCCATTCTAACATTTGTTCGTAGCCTAGAATTTTAGCCCCAGAATATAATACCTCTATACTTCTAGAAACTCTTTTGAAATTATCATTCTCAGGTGGATCAAAACTATCATCTTTTTGGATAGCTTTTTCTAACCCTTGTTCTGTTTGTTTTATTTTAAATACTTGGTTTGAATATGTTTTATACTCAAAATATAATACTTGTACTGTTGTATTATCATTGCTCTGACCTGGATAGTTACGAATATAATTCATATCTCCAGGATATTTTTCTATTCTCTTTAATTCATCCTCTGATAATTGAGGAAATTGTTTTTTTAATTCTTCAAGGCTTATAGATTTTACTTCTCCAACATAGTAAACATCTTCAAAGTTTGGATCTTCTGTATAAGAATAAACCAAACAAGCTGGATCTACATAATCAATAACAATTCCGTTAGCTGGATTCCATGACGTTTTAGCACATGCAATACCAATTACCGTAAGATCGTAGTTTAACCTCTTAGCTATTAAATCATATTTATTAGTAGCCAATACTTGATTAATAACTTCTTCCTCTGCTATTTCTATTGATGGTTTATAATCTAACTGCAATCTCATTTCCAATTCTTCTTTGCTCTCTGGCAAGTTACTTGGATCCGATGAGTTATATAAGTTTGAACCTAATTTGTTTTGTATTTCATCTAACAGATCTTTAGCCATCATATCCCTAAGTATACCAGCGGCATAATCAGTTTTTGCTTTTGTAGAAGCTGGATCTTGAGCATAAGCTTTTACTTTATAACTCTTGTTAGATATACCATTTACTACGATGTCCACAAATTTAGCTAATATTGGTATAGGCTTCCAATCTAAATTAAGATAAGACAAATCCCCATTAATGGATAATTCATCTTTATATTTTTGCATTGGTTGTTCACCTCTAGCGTAAAGTCTTAATCTGTGAAAGTTTTGCCAGTTAGAGCCAAACCTATCGTTTCCCGCTCCTCCTACTCTGTCTCCCCTAAACCATTCGTTTTCAATAGCTCTACCTACTAAAGCTCCATATTCTAGAGACTCTTTTACGCTATCAGGTACTACCTGGCTTGGGAAAGAACTATTACTGTTAGTATAAATCATTTATCGTATTATTTTTGAAGTATTGCCGTTATTGTCGTATTTCTTAAAGTTTAGTGGAATTGACTGTTTAGTCGTTTCATATACAGGAGAATACATGTGTTTATTACACGCCATTATTGCTAATCCAGAACTAATAGATGCATCATGCTTTGTTCTATTGCTAATATCAAATCTAGCCCAATCATTCAAAGTACGTTGGAAATACATAGATCCCCAGTTATCTCCTTGAATACCAACATGATTCTCAATATATGTTTCTATAGCAGCAGCATGTGCTTGTATAATATCCTGTCCTGAATTAGGTATACCTCCAATCTCTTTTTCTGTTGGTGATAATTTATTCCACGTTTTATCCGGACGATTCATTGAAAAACCCCTATAACCTCTTCTTTTGAAATAATACAAAAGCCTAGCTTTGTTATTCTCTGCAAGTATAGGCATTCCGTAAAATACGCAAGCCATTAATACTTCTTCAAAAAATATCTCAGCTGTTTGTGGTCTAGCAATATATTCTAAAAAAAAGTGATTAACCGGTATGTTTTCCATTGTAAACTTAGTAAGTCCGTGTAATGAACCATTAGATCCTCTAGAATCTACTGTTCCTGATATATCGTAACTATCACAACCAAAGGCACCGCAGTGCTCATTACCTGGATATTTCATACCATCTTTTATTATTACGCGGTTTTGTAAGAATTTATCGGGAACCCAGCTAATAAGGAATCTACCATCTTTATTTGGATAGAACATAACCCTAGAATCTTGTATTCCGTTTTCCCATTGGAAACTACCCCTTGTCAATACACTAGAATGTCTTAAATCGTCGTTGTAGTCAATCTGCTCATATATCTTAGTAAGATTAAATAAAGCCTGTTTAGCTTCATCCCTAAAAGCATGCTGTTCTGTTCTTGGAAACTGTCTATAGTATTCGTTTAAAGCATCAGAGTCAGATTTTAAACCTTCAACCTCGTTTTGCCAGTGTTCAATAACTCCT